GTCCAGACGATCGCCATCGTTTACGCTCCTGCGGCCGGGGCCAGGTCGACGGCCTCGAACTCCATCGCGCCGCCGCCGTCGTCTTCGGTGTTGTCTGCGATGCGCTGGAGGGCCTCGAGCTGCTGCTCCTGGACGGTCCCCTCGCCGCGCATGACGCGGAACATTTCTTTCACTCCCTCGGAGCTGCGGGAGTCGACGCCCTGGATCGCGTCCTTGATCGGCTTCGCGTCCACGGCGACAGGCTGGCGGACCTCGACCTCGGTCTTCGCGGCCACGTCCATAGACGCCGCGGAGGCCTCGGCCTGGGCGATCGCCGCGTCGAGGGCGCTCGTCAGCGGGCCGGCGATCGCCTCGCCGGCCTGCTCGACCTCGCGGCCGTTGAAGGCGTCCGAGAAGTTCTGCCCAGCCTGGGAGGCCGCCTCCCCGGCGTCGGCCCACATCTGCCTCGACGACTGCATCAGCGACTCGCCGGCCGCCTCGATCTGCTGGCCGACTGCCCCATAGCCTGGGATCTTCTGGGCGAGCTCGCCGACGGCGTTCAGGACGCGGCCGACCACGCTCGAAATGATGCTCGCGACGCCCTTCATCACGGCGTCCAGCGTGTTCGCCACGCCGGCGAAGAAGTCGGCGACCTGCTGGCCGAAGGCCCAGACCGCGTTCCACTGCCCGCCGATCTGCGAGACGTACTCCCAGACGCCGGACATATTCTGAATGAACCAGTCGCCGATCTCGGCCAGGTAGCGGGCGCCCTGAAGGATCCCGTCGCCGATGGCCTGGCCGATGTTCGCTCCGCCGATGTTGCCGATCAGGTTCGTGAAGGCGTCCGTCACCGCCTTGACGGCCGGGGCCAGGTACGCGACGACCTGCTGGATCACGCCCTGGATGGCCTTTTGAGCGCGCGTGAAGGCGTCGTTCATCGCCTCCACGTCTTGGCCCTGCATATTTTTCAGAGACCTACCGAACCGCTCAGACTCCGACGTCATGGCCTCGATGCCGGCAGCGCCTCCGGCAAACAGCGGCAGGAGCTCGGCACCGGACCGGCCGAACAAGGCCACAGCTGCCGCCGACCGCTCGGCTGATGTTGGAATCTGCGATATTGCCTCGGCGATTGCCTTAAATCTGTCAGCGGCACTCAGTCCGTTCAACTGGTCCACCGACAGGCCTATCGCGTTGAACGCCGCCGTCGCTTGCTTGGATCCGTTGGCCGCCTTCACGAAGGCGACATCGGCCTTCGTGGCCGCGGCACCGATCGTCTCCAGGCCCACGCCTGCCATGTCACCAGCAAGCGCCAGTCCTGAGAGCTCGCCGTATGTCATGCCGAGACGGGCGGCCATCTTGCTGGTGCTGTCGATCACTTCAGCCTCGGCCTGGCCCATGCGGACGAGCGAGGCCACGGCCTGCGAGACGCCGGCCGTGATGTTGCCGAAGAGCTGGACGCCCTGGATCGCCACCAGGGCTGACATACCAGACCGCATACCCTGGACATCTTTTTGCAGGCGGCGCATGGATGCTGACGCGGCGTTGACGCCGGCCGTCAGGCCGCTGGTCGACGCCGTGAACACCGCGCGGACTTTGCCGATCGTCGAGGCCATTACTTGCCCTTACCCTTCATCGCTTTTTTCCGGACGGCCGGTATCTTCATCAGCTCCGCCAGCATCTGCTCCTCGGTCTGGAGCGGTCGCGTCGGATCGTAGGTCGGGAGGAACATCTCCTCGGCCGCCTCGTCGATCCTCGCGCCCAGCGCCTTCGCCGTGACCACCGTCGCCCGGGCCGTCCGTCGCCAATCGTTCCCGAATGGCTCCAGCCGGTAGAACGCGAGCCAGCGGCGGATCTGCCGGATGGACGCGGTCCGTGCCAGGTGGTCAACGTCGAAGATTCTGTGGTGAGCGGCGAGCCTGTAGAGGAACAACCTCCACGGCTCGCTCGTCAGTTTTTTTCGTCTTCTCGGACCTCCTTCTCGTCATTCCGCAGGACCGTTTCCCAGCACTTCACATAGACCCACATGAGCAGCTTTGGGCTCGTCTCGAGGAGGGCCGGAAGGTCGGCGTCCCTGTACTTCCGGTCGCCGTTGCCGTCGGCGATACAGACGGCGACGGTCTTCGCGATCAGGTCGGCCGGCGGGTCCTTGCCGTCGAGCTGCCGGTGGGCGACCGAGAGCGCGTGCCACTCGGCGAACGACGGATGGCGAAGGCGGATCGGCGACTTCGCCCGCGGTGGCGTGACCTCGACCAGGTCCTCGCCGATGTCGAGCAATTCGTCCAGGCTTTTCGGCATCTCACTCTCCGGTAAACACGAAGTTTGCCGAGCCCTTGATCAGGTCGCCCACGGCGGCCTCGAACTCAAACGATTCGAGGATCGCGTCGGCGGAGAGCGTTCCGCTGGGGGCGTCGACCGCCAGCGTCCCGCGCGAGCCGATGTCCTCGATCGTCCAGCCCGGCATCCCGAGCAGCCTGATAGATACAGCGCCCGGGTCAACGGCCGTACAGTCGAGCGACGTAAAGATCCGCGACTCGGATCCTGTCCCCACGACCGGCGATTCGGCCGACGTGACGTTGGACGTTTTTGCGGTGCCGGACGTGACCGAGACGCCCAGGAGCGATCCGACATCGGAGCCGGCGAACGTGACGGTCGTCCCCTGCGAGGACAGCAGCTCCGGGTCTACTGGCATCGTCGCCTCCGCCGCTCTCGGAGGTCACTCTTCGACGGGGACGGAAACGTAGTTCGCGGTCCCCTTCACGAGCTCGCCGACCGCGTACTCGACTTCGCTCTCGGTGCACTTGTAGACCGTGCCGTCGTCAGTCACGGCCGATCCGACCTCTGGGGCCGTCTCCGACAGGAACGAGACCGAGACCGTCCGGGCGATGCCCTCGACGGCGCCCGTGCCGGCGTCCGGCAGGCCATCGACGTAGACGCGATTGGACCCGTGGGCCAGGGCCAGCGTCGACGCGTCGAGCTGGTTGTTCGAGCTCGTCGGGTCGGGCCGCGTGGTCTTCTTCTTGACGTTCGTCAGGCCCGACAGGCCGCCGAAGGAGACACCCTGGGAAGAGATCAAGGCCATCCGTCATTCCTCCTCGGGGCGGTAGACGTAGCTCGCGGTCCCCTTGGCATATTCGCCGACCGCGTACTCGACCTCGACCTCGGTGCAGATCCAGCCGGTCGTCGTGGCGAGCGGCGTCACGTCGGGGATCTCGCCGGTCTGGGCGATGAACGAGACAGACACGGTTGAGGTCACGCCGTCGACCGCGCCCGATCCGGCGTCCACCAGCGGAGCGTCCGCGTAGACGCGGGCGTCGTCTTCGAGGGTCGTGACATCGACCTTGTTGTTCGAGCTCGACGGGTCGGCGCCCTTATTGGCGACCTTGACGTTCGTCGCTCCGGCGGGGAGCGTAAAGCCGACGGAGGGGAGCGTGGAGAGCGGCATAACGGCGTCCTGTGCGTCGTGCCGATCCTAAAACCGCGGCGCGATCCGGCGACGTTCAGTCGATCCAGCGGACCGTGTAGGTCTGCTCGACGACATAGGTCGGCGTGTCGCGGCCGTCGAAGAAGACGGGGTCGCCGTCGGCCTCCTCCGTGAGGAGGCAGGAGTCGATCGTCACGTCGTCCGCCTCGCCGGCGAACTTGTGGATCGCCGCCCGGATCGCGTCCGCGATGGCCCACGCGGCCAGGTAGCCGTCGGCGTAGATCTGGACCTGGAACGTCCCGGACGGCGGCAGCACGTCGGCCGCCGGCTCCTCGGTCAGCGTGTCCGCCAGGACCAGCTCGCGGGCGGTGGCACTGCGGCCGTACACGATGAACGGCGTCGCGACGCCCTCGGGGACACCCAGCGGGTAGGCCGAGCATCCGCCGGCCGCCTCGAGGGCGGCGAAGAACCACTTTTGAGGAACGGCCATGATTACTTCCCGTAGCCCTTGTTTTTGCCGCCAGCGACTTCCTGGGCCGCCTTCTCGAGGGCCTTCGCCAGCTCCGCCGACAGGTTGCTGGCGACCGGCTCGCGGATCGACTCGAAGGTCCGTTGCATCATCGCGACGCCCTTCTGCCACCGCGTCCCGTATTCGTTCCAGATCGCTTTCCGGCTGTTCCAGCCGTACTTGTAGCCCAGGCCTGCGACGGCCCAGCCGTCTTTGTTGCGGCCGATCCAACGGGCCTTCGTCGTGACGCTGCGCCGCAGCTCGCCGGTCGATCCGGTCCGCTTTGCGTTTTTCGCCTTGCGGCCTCGCTTTAGCCCGATGGGGGGCGTGTTCTGCCGGAGGAGCTGCGGCCCCTTCGCCTTCTGGATCGCGCGCCGCATGGAGGCGAGGAGGTGCTTCTTCGCGATATGGGCCGGAAGGGCCTGGTAGGCCGAGGCCAAGTCCGAGAACTCTCCGAGCAGTTTGTTCCAGTTAACAGCGATCACGACGCCTGCTCCTCGACGGTGAGCTCGAGCTCGTGGCGGCGGCCCCGCTCCACGATCGACGAGATGTAGAGCAGCCGGTCGCCGCGGGCCGGCCACCGCAGCCGCATGTCCCCCGTCAGGCCGTCGACGTAACGGATCCGGACGGTGGCCGAGATCCCGCCGCCGATCTGGCCGCGGCGGGCCTGCTCGAAGTAGCTGGTCGCCTCGTAAGACCCGTAGACCTTCCGGACCGTCTCCCAGGTCTCGACGGACTCGCCGGCGTCGTTCCGGCTGCGGTTGGGCCGTTCGACGACGAAGACCTCGGAGAGCAGGCCGGCGGGGAGGGCCATAGATCACCAGCCCCCGTTGACGGACTCGCTCGCGAGGAGCGTCTCGAAGGCCTGCGGAAGCTCGACCGCGCTGTTCTCCGCCAGGACGCCGCGGTTCTCGAAGGCGTGGGCGACGAACATCAGGAGCGCCGCCTTCAGTTGCGGGGCGATCGGTGTCCCCGGGGCCACGCCGCCCCAGTAGGTCG